CAAGAGTATGTCCTAGGGACTCTTTGGTTTACTACTACTATTACTAAACTTTGGCTTCTAGCTGATAAATCACCAGGTGCAGTATCTAAGTGGGTAGAAGTATATCCAGGCGATGGATCAGGCACGAACTTCTTTGAGACCAACTCTGGCACAGCCTTAGAGAACGCGGGAACAATAAAGCTGCTTGGCTCAGCTGGAGGAGTATTAACATCTGTAATAGCTCCATTCCTTGATGAGGTAAGATTAAATTTAGACGACGATCTTGTTATAACTAACTCTATTAAGGTTAGTGCATTCACACAGGGCACACTTAGATCGTCTTCCACAGGTCAATTTTCAAGCCTTCCAGATGGAACTGATGGGCAAGTATTGATTGCCAGTTCATCTGGAGCTCCAGTCTGGGCAAATTTAACCCAGGGAGCCAATGTAACAATTACAAATGGATCTAATAGCATTACAATAGCCTCTTCTGGTGGAGGAGGTGGTGGTGGATTAACAGAATTGGTAGCAGGCAGTGGATCTGCTATCATAAATGGATCCAATCAAATAACTCTAGCTGGCTCTACAAACATAGAGACTGATGGTGCTTTAAACACTGTGACAGTGACCTTAAAAGACAATGTAGTTTTAACAACTGCAGGTAGTTTAAGCATTGGTACACCTAAATTACAAGCACCAGTTGAGAGTTTGTTTTGGGGCAAGAATCAGACGCCTGGTGCCAACATAGAGGAAGACTGTATTGCTATAGGTCATAATTCACAAACAGCTAACGATTCATCTAGTGAGAACATCTCTTTAGGGACGAATACATTAAGTGATTTAGTTAATGGTGATGGACTTAATTTGGCAATAGGCATAAACAATGGCACATCTGGCACAAGTTTTGAGCGCAACATCTTTTTAGGACATTATTCTGGCACTATCTCAACTGGAAACAATAATATAATCATAGGCACAGAGCTAGAAGGATCATCTCCAAGCGTAAATAATGAGATCAAGATAGGCAAGGTAGGGGTACAGGATAAATGTCTCGTAGCGGGCATTTATGGAGCAACTGGATTAGATACAACCAATGGCGCAGTTTTGATTGATACAGATGGAAGAATGGTTTCCAGTAAGGGCTCCACTGGCCAAGTATTAACGTCTACTTCGACTGGTGTTGAGTGGGCAACTGGTGGTAGTAGTGGTAATGAATCGTATGCATTCAAGTTATCTGGCACAAAAATATTAACAGGTTCTATTCCTGTACTTTTGGGCACCGATGTTGTAGAAGTTACAAGTTTTTATGATGCTACTGCTTTCTATCCAGGTGATGGAGCAGGAGACCCAGCAACATTTACTGCTCCAGTAGCAGGAAAGTATTTGTTTTACTTAAAAATGGGATATCCTGCAAGTGGATTTGGCTTTTTTACTATAGTAAAAGGAGATAGTAAGATATGGCATTATTTTGATGAGCAAGCAATATTTGACGATCCTAGAACTAAGATTAATACTTATTTTGTATCTCTAGCTGCAGGAGAAGAAATTAATTTTAGAGTACAATTAACTATTACTGGCACCGGAAATTTTACTTATACACTTTGGGGATATTTATTATAAAAACACGATGTGTTAAAACACGATGTGTTAAAACACGATGTGTTAAAACACGATGTGTTAAAACACTAAGTGTTAAAACTAAATTTGACAGACATGAGATAGAAAAGTAGTATGTAATTTCTTCATTACTACTCTCCTTTCTCCTTTTTCCATAGGCCCCTTTAATCAGGGGCTTATGGTATTTTTATAGTATTATATAGCGATAGGACTTCATTTAAAAATTTATGATCTAAGAGTTTTTTTTCTAGTGCCATGGCTAAGAATTCACCAAGTTCTACCCAGCGCATAGTTTCATCTTTAGATGTCTGTATATACTTCGTATATTCTACTATCTCATTGCCTGCATAATCAGTGACGGTGTCACCCTGAACTGTCAATATAGTTCCATAAGGCCTGATTGTGAACTTCGTTGGTATAGCATATTCCATGGCAGCCTCCTTTAAGTGGGTCAAGACACAAGTGTCAAGACCCGCTGGGTCTATTTCTCAATTCGTCTTTTATCTTACGTATTCTTATAAGGGTAGTTCTATATTGAGACGCTGGCAAGTCAGCTAGGCTTTGTAGCATTAATTTGTCTAATAGATTCTCAGCAAGTTCTGGATAATCTCTGAGCTCTCTTTCTAACTCTTCTAGCTCATGTTTTTTGATTACGTCCATAGACTGGTTTTTGGGATTATTGGCCTTCTCTGATGGTCCCCTAGCGATGTATTCATTAGATTTAACCATGGCTATCTCACCATTGTCATCACCTGGATCATAAGTAGGAACTATCCCCAAAAGACTCATGTATTCTAGTCTTTTTTGGGCATTAAGAGTGGACTCATAAGAGCCAATATCATTTTTTGTGGGCAGCAGCCTTGTCCTAGATTCCATCCACTGGCCAGAAGAGTGGATTATCTTGGTATGTAAGATAGTAGAGCCATCATCTGGTGTTTCTTTGGGTTGCACTACAGCTAGTTCATTTTCTGCCAACGCATCCCTAGTGGCCTCTATAAGATTATGAAGGTCTACGTATTGCAAATCTAGATAAGGATCTTGCCGATTAAAGACTACTTTTTTGAACTGACCTTGAGCTTTGGCTAAGGCTGTAAATAGTTTATCTGTCTCAATTGAACTATAAGGTGCTGGCTTAGATGTAGCTAAAGAGGAAGCCACTTGTTCTGAAATGTAGGACTGTAGCCCTTTAAGGTCATCTAAGTGAGTTATGAATAAACTTTTTAAAAAATTATTTTCTTCCACTTTTATCCTTTCGTTAATCATCTTATCATTTTAGAAAAAGTAAGTACCACTAGACAGGTTGTTACAAGCATCATCGCAAAGTAGGTATGGAATTCATAGTGCGAAGCTCTTTCGTCAAACAAAAATAGGCTAGCTAAGAAAAGGGTGTGCCAAATTATCCAAGAGGTTAATGCTATAGCAAAAAACACTACATGAAATAAGTGTGTAAGATCTTGCAGGATTATCATTTTAATTATTCACCCACTTGTTCCTTTTTCCTTTTTTATTCACGTGTTTAGCTACGTTTCAGCATATGATTTCCTAATAGCGAATTGGTTTTTTTTATTTTATTTCCATTATATGTAGAATTCTTGACAAGTAAAAAAGTTGAGGATTATTTTACTGTCAGGTTCATTAATCTTTATCTCCCCCCGTATGTAACATAAAGAATGCGCCATACACATATCTCTTCATGGATGTTAATGCTTTACCATAAGCTTGTATAGCATCGCCTCCCTTGCTATAGTCTACTCTAATTCTAGACAGAGAAGAATACCATTGTCCTGATTTATGTCCTAGATAAGCAAGTAGATAATCTTTATCATCTTGCTCAGCAGGCTCTGTTCTAAAAGTAAGGCCATACTTGGAGAGAATAGGGTCCACATATATTCTAATATCATCCAGGGTTGCGTAGGATCCACGATTTACTATGTGGCCAGATCTTTCTATGGAGGAAGCAGCCATCTCGTTCTTGGCTAATCCTAGGGCCTCTAGTAAATGATGTTGCTCTGCAGACTGAGTAGCTTCACGAGATGTATTGATGTAAGACTCTAGCTTTGATGATAGACACTCTAACTTAGACTTGAGCTCCATGTTGGCACCATGCAGTTTCTTTATAGCCTCTCTGCTAAGTAGATCTATGATTTCTGTATTATTTTCCATCTATTCTTTCTTTTTATTAGTCTCTATCTTCTCTAGCGTCTCTAGGGAAGAAGTCTCCGTTGGATCTATCCTCTTCATCTATCTCTTCTTCTGCGATATCAGACAACCTAACATACTCTATCACTGCCACTTTAATGGTATGCATTGTCAAATCTAGCAGTTTAGATATAGCTTCACTTTTATCATGTTTATATAGGGTAAAAATATTATGTATTTTGAGTAAATAAATAAGTGTAACGCTTCTATCTAGTAGAATGGTTTCTTGAGGAGAATTAAAATGATCTTCTACGGATAAATCTAGGTCTCTCACGCTTCTAAGGTAATCTTCGGGGGTATCTAGAAAAGCCTCGTTATCCAAGAAACATCTCTTCATTACATTTGCATAAGTCGAGGTAATATCTTTAAATTGTTTTATTTTATTAATCATTTGCTTCCAAACTTGTTTGTTCCCCTAAAAATTCTAATTTACTTACATGTACTGGTTCTTTACGATAAAAATCTAGCGGAACATCCTTCAACTGAGGTATCCTGGAGTATTCTATTACACCTGGCCTTATGGAAAAACTCAATCTATATTTACCAAACACAGTTGTCTCACCATTGGACATAATTTTAAGCCTCTCCATTAATCTTTCATGCTTCTCTTTTAGCTCTGCAATTTGCATCTTTAATGCATATGCTTCTTTGGCGATATTATTCATTTCATTCCTTTGGGCTGTACATCTAACTAACCTGTCATCTGAAGCCACCTACCCACTTGTGGGCTGGGCAAAAGATGATTCATTTCACATGTGCTCATACTAACATATTCATATTTAATGTCAACAGCTTAGTATATTAATATATTGACATGTTATAAAGCATCGATTAAGATGGGGATATAAGATAAATAAGTAAATAACGCGGGAGAATATGATGGAAGTAAAATTGCCAGGTGGCGACATTTATACTGTTTCAGATGCAGCAAGATTACTAGGTGTCTCAGAGCAGACGTTAAGAAACTGGGATAAGAGGGGGAAGTTAAAGCCAAGCTTTGTAATGGCTAGGGGGATTAGGCTTTATAGTAAGGAGCTGATAGACAAGTTTTTAGAGGATAAGGACACGAGTGTCAAGGCACAATAATGATCCCAGAAGATTTAAGTGAGGAAGCCTTAAGGTTCTTGCTGGATAAGCTACATAGAAGAGACAACAAAGCAAGATGTGCAAGAAAATATGCTAGAAGAAATATGGCTAAAATTAGGCTAGATCCAGATGCTATCGCAAGAGATAGAGAAATTAAAAGAGTAAACGCCTTAAAATATTATTATAAAAAAAGAAAATAGCTCCAAACATTACTGCTGGAGCTATTTAAATCTTCTATACCCTGTATCCTAAATTAGTTTTTTTTAAGCTGGGACTTCCCTAAAAAACTAAAAAGCTTTACCATCTATACCATAAATAACTTAATCATCTTATTGACTGCCCCTCTAAGCGCTGTTGATAAGACAACTACGAAAGAAAAATATGATAAAGATAACCGACCCAGTAAGCAGACGACGACGACGACGACGACGACGACGAAAGCCAAACAGGTCTATAGTATGAATAATACTATGGCTTTGTCAAGGCCTAACCCCAATAATCATATCATTAATGACTATGAGATCTGGAGGCAGATAGTAGAGGAGCTGCCAACAACCTCTAGGAAGATCCTGGGCTACTTAGGGCGTTTCTTTTTTTCTAAACAACCAATATTCCCATCTATAGAGAAGATTTCAGCTGAAACCAATATCCCATTCGGCACAGTGGAGAACCACCTTGGGCGAATAAAGGGATTGGGCGTACTAAAGGTATTAGAGAGGTGTTGGAACTCCTCTAATGTCTATGGGTTCCATGAAGTCTTCAATAAGAAAAGCTTCAAGAGCCTCATCTGGAGCTGTGTTAGAGAGTATAGAGATTTCAAGGAAAAAAGTGCCGTCCTAACAGTTAAATTAAGGTTAAATATAAATAATAAAATTAATAATATACGTAAGGAGATACCCTCAACTTACGCAGAAGCTTGGGATTTTATTTTCAATAAAGGGGAAAGAAGGCAGAAAAGGGAGAGAAATAAACTTGCCATGGATAAAATTGAGCAAGATAGGCTGGAAAAAATAAAAACAGAGAAGGCTTGGTACCATGCCAGGGAAAATGGAATAGTGTATAGCGACCATAAGGGCATAAGCCAGCAAGCTTATCACCAAGCCTGGCAAATGTTTGCTGATGAGGATGCTGCTAGAGAGAGGCTAGAAATAGAAGAGAAGTACAGACGTCTAGATAAGTTGCAGGCTATAAGGCAAGCTGAGGCGAGAAAAAGAGACGAAGAGGCAGTAGCAGCTTTCTTGCTGAAGCCAATTGACGAAAATTTTAAGATAAATTATTATGTTGAACGTAAGTCGGTCGGCTGTGTGTAATTCCTAAAAAGCACACGGCCTTTGTAAAACAATATAATCTAGGATATCCATAATCATGTTTAATTCAAGCGATTTTACGCTACCTCACGTAACAGAATCGGAGAAAATCTTATTAGGCAGTCTAATTTTAAACCCCGATCTATACAATACAGTTTCAGAGGTTTTAGTCGTATCTGACTTCTATGATCCCAAGCACAAGATAATTTATAAGGTAATTGTAGATTTGTTTACAGAGTATAAACATTTTACCTTGCCAAAACTTCTTGAATCATTGCGCAACGCTAAAAAACTGGAGGATATAGGTGGCGAGTTTTATTTGTATAATCTTCAAGAACTAAGCGCGCCAGCAGTATCAATGCAGGAATATGCTAAAAATATTAAGCGAGTATCTAATTCGCGTAGCACAATTTTAGATTCTATAGAATTAATAAAGATGTGTCGCGAAGTGTCTGATGAAGATATAGCAGAAAAGACGCAGCAACTGATATCCAAAATAAACAAACGCGAATCTACTTCATCAGAAATTACATATCTAACCATGAAGCAAGCGATTCAAGTTACCGTTAACTCAATGATGTGCCAGCATGAAAACAATCTGGTTACGCAGTTTCCGCAACTTAATAGCTTAATTAATGGCTTCCAGAATGCAGATATGATTGTTATTGGAGCCAGACCTTCTATAGGAAAAACTGCATTAGCATTAACTTTTACTATGAATCTAATATCTAATAACCACAAAGTAGGCTTTATGTCTGCTGAAATGTCTACACCTCAGATGATGAAAAGAATGTTTGTGCAGATATCAGGTATTTCATATCAAAAACTTTCGAGAACTGGAATAGACTCTACTAATGATCTTGAGGCCCTTACTAAAACAATAAACTATCTTGAAAACCTGCCTAACCTTTCAATAGATGATAAGTCTATGCACATATCACAAATAAAACGTTCAGCTCGTCAGATGAAAGAGAATGAAGGCATAGAGATATTGTTTATAGATTACATTCAGAGATTAACGGCGGGTGGTAAAAAAGATAACCAAGAGATGTCGTTTATTTCTTGCGAATTAAAGTCGTTGGCTAAAGAGCTTGATATTCCAGTAATAGTACTTTCGCAGTTAAGTCGTTTAGTTGATAGTCGTCCAGATAAACGACCAATAATGTCGGATTTAAGAGACTCCGGAGCAATAGAACAGGATGCAGATATAATAATGATGCTTTATCGTGATGATTACTATAATAAAGAAGACTCGCAGACTCCGAACGATTTAGAAATTAACGTAATTAAGAATAGAAATGGCGAGATAGGGACGCTGCATTTATTTAATGATAAGCAAACAATGACATTTAAAAATTATTCGGGATCATATGAATAGAGAAGAAACAGAAGCTTTTATTTTGGGATCAATGTTGTTTGATGAGAAAAATATAAACAATTTTCCAATAAACCCGTCAATTTTTCATACCAAGAGATATAAGATAATATATACGGCCATGTTGGACATATATAAACATGGCCTAGAGAACGCTAAGGGGGCAAACTTTATTTATACGCTAATAAATTATCTCAAGATGAAAGACTTATTAGAGGAAGTAGGGGCAGAACCTGAAATTGTAGGGTTACAAATGTTTCTACCAGATAAAAATACTAATGCAGATATGGCTAGAGCTATAAATTTATTAAAGAATGCACCAGGCGATATAACTTTTATAACCGATAGATAAACAAGGAATAAAATGGATAAATACGCGCATCTTTTAACGATGAACAAAGAACAACAAGCTCGTGCGAAAAAAAAGTCAGAGCATTTTGCAGACAGAATGTATTGGAGAAAAAAGTCTTACTTAGAAATTGATAAACTAGAAGAGCCTTGGCGAAGCAAAGGTAAGGCATTTTTAGATTATTATGCAGCAATACAAGATTCTGGAAATTATACTTTAGCTCAGGCGGCAGCTTCATTTTTAATATATATCACAACAAAGACCCCAAATGTGTTTGAAAGACAAGAAAGACTTATTTATTTAATTAACAAGTGGATAACTAAAAATGACACCAGAACAGCGTAAAATTAAAGTAGATATGCTGTTTCAGAAAATAGCACTAATAGCAGAAATTAATGAATCAAACCCGTCAAAAATGGATCAATTAATTAAGCCCATGGTCGCCAGTCTATGGGCTTTAACACAAGAACAGGAGAAATTACATGAGCTAGATTATAAAAGAATAGGAATAGATAGCGAGGGTTGTAGGGGTGATGCATGGGAAGACATAAATGTGGAACACATAAATGTGGAACACATAAATGTGGAACACGCAAGCGTGGAACACACAAGTGTGGAAGACTCATCCAAATAGAATGTTTAACCGATATAGGAAAGCAGAAATATGAATAAATATATAGCTTTAGACATATGTGCCTTAGTTATGGCAACTACCCTTTTCTCTCAAGCTAATTGTATGGACACTAATGTCATGGACACATGTGTCATGCAAGCTAAAGAGCAAGTGATATATGTTCCTACAACTAATATGCAGAATTTAACAGACCATAAGACATTACGTCTGATACACGATGGTGATAATGGCAAATTTATAGTAGAGGTTTATGGTATAACAAGAGAAGTAAGTAATTGCTGGGTAGACGCCAAACTACGCAAGCTCAGCACGCTAGAGCTAAACTTAATGCTTGGAAGGGTGAAGCAAGTTAGAATAGGTGATCACTTAGCCTATCTCACAAAAATAGAGGATTGCGATGCTGACGCAGTCCCTCTTTCAGAGCAAGATATAGATTTGTTGTGCTCAAACGAAGAAAGCGCACGTAATCTTTGCACAGAGGGTTACATAGTAATAACCAAGATGTCAGATGGTGAATTTAGGCTAGAATTCCAGACCAGAATTAAAGGTGGTGTTTGGGATGACTTTTGGACTTGGCTTTTTGGTGGACCCGCAATCCAAGAAGCAGTAGGTACTCCTGGCCATCTCAGTATTGGAGGAGTATGGGTAGCTGGAATGTGTACTAACAATATACATGATGCAGCAGTTTTAGCTGCCGGAGATAACGTATCCGAAAGCTGGTTTGCTCATTGCGCGTTTAGTAGTTCTGATACGGACCCCAAAGAAGAAAGAAAACAAAGACACGATAGTCAACAGAAGGGCTATGACTTTTACTAGCGAGAAAGTAATAATAGGACAAGTCTCTAAGAGACAAGTCCCCAACTTTAGCACTAAATAAAAAAGAAATCCTAATAGAAAGGGCTCTTTGAAGAAAAGGGTTATCTAAACCTCAAAAAGCCCCATCGGGTATATGTACAGTCCAACAAAGAACTGTGTGTGAAATGAATAAGGGTAGCTTAAAGAAGAAATAAAAAAAGTACAGACAGAAAGAAAAGAAAGGAGTAACTTAATAAAAGAGAGAGATTAAGGACACGAGTGTCAAGGAGACAAGTCTCAAGGACACGAGTGTCAAGGAGAACCCAGTCAATGGGAGAGAGATGAGAGAACTAAGAATCATAATTCCAGGTAATCCAGTAGCATGGGCCCGTCCAGGGCAATCAGGCAAATATCGATACGATACTCAGAAATCCATCAAGAATGCCCTAGGCTTAATAATTAAGCGTCAGTTAGGGAATCATAAGGCGTTCACGGCAAACGTTTACCTGAAGGCAGAATTTCTTATGCCAGAACCAAAGACACTTGTGTCTAAGACACTTGTGTCTAAGACACTCAAGGACACGCGTGTCAAGGAGACGAGTGTCAAGGCTTTAGATAGGGGAGGAGACAACACCCGTGGGTGCAAGTCTCGAGGCTATCACACCAAGAAACCAGATATAGATAATCTCTTGAAGTTCTATCTTGATCTGTGTAAGGATTGTGGTGTGTACATAGATGATGCTCAGGTATGCGATGTAAGGATGACTAAGATGTACGGTAATGGGCGCATAGGAGTGATCTTAGACTTTGAGGGAGAAGAGATATGAATGAAGTAACTGCAAAGACACAAAGATATAAAAATGTAGGCCGCAAGAAAATAGCAGTAAAGCGGCCAGTTTTTGTCAAGCCTGATGCCAATGGTCAGTGGCCTGCACGTGATAAGGCAGTTGATGCTGTTACCGTAGAGAGATTGAAGCAGGGCTTACCTCTTGATGTTAAAGAAGAGTTAGTGGCGATAGAAAAAAATCTACAAAAAGGGGGCGCTATTACCTCAGAGCTGGATTCTTATTTAGATACTTGTACTTTCCATAGAAAAATAGTTAATGCTAATTGGGCTGATAGGGTGGCTAAGGAGTTAATGGAATGGATTAACCAGCCGCGTGAGAGAGGCAAAGAGCCGTTTAGTGTTACTGAATTCTTGCGGGAAAAAGGCATTTACTTCCGTGACTTTGAACGATTATCTGCTCAGTTTGAGATACTACGTCAGGCAACAGCTTTTGCAAGGCAAGCTCTAGCAGATATTAGGGAAAGAAATATCCTGGAGAATGTCTGGAATCCTCAAGTTGGAATGTTTACGATGAGGCAGTATTCTCCTATCTGGAAGCAGGAAATGGAGACTAGAGAATCTGCCAAACTCAAGCAGGCAGCTGCATCAGGTACAGATTTCAAGGCTATTATTACTGATATGTTAGCGCCTACGCCATCAACAGAAGAGGTAAGGAATAAGATTATAGAGGATTTTAAGAGGGATGAGGCAAGTAGATGAATGATATAAGAAATATGGAAGGGAAAATGGCTTTGCTGGAGTTAAAGATAGATAAGATGGAAAGGCTAAATAGAAGTATCACTGATCAGGTTGAGATACTAGCTAGGATTTGTGAAAACCACGGAAAACAATTAGTAATAATTAAAAATGCACTATCCCCAGTAGCAAGCGAAATGGATAGAAGAAGGAATGCAGAGGTGCTAAGCCGCTATCACTCTATGACTTTACTAAACAAGAAAACTGGGGAAATGATAAATATAGCGCTTCATGATGGCAAAGAATGGGTATGGGTTGCTCCGCAATTAGATAGTTGCATGGTGCCGTTTCTGAATAATTTAATTGATGGGCAAATCAATTCCATAGACCTGGTTTATAGATAGATTTTTAAAAGCGAGCGGAAAGAAGAGTAAGTAATGATAGAGACCTTAACAACGCAACTACATCTGCGTAAATTTATACCACGTGATTATCAGCTGCCTGTGCTTGATGCCTTAGAGAATGCGGGATATAAGAAGTTATTCCTTTTATGGCATCGGCGATCAGGCAAGGATGTTGTTGCTTTTAATGTCATGATACGCGCAGCTATACGTAAAAAAGCAGGGGTATATTTCTACTGTTTGCCCACATATAGCCATGCACGTAAGGTTATCTGGGACGGCATTCTTTCTTCAGGCATGAAGTTTCTTGATTTCATTCCTCCTGAGCTAATAGCTAATAAGAACGGTCAGGAGATGAAGATAACATTAGTGAATGGCTCATTGATCCAGTTAGTAGGCTCAGACACAGCTCAACAATCCCTTGTTGGAACTAACCCCCAAGGAGTGGTATTCAGTGAATGGGCTTTGGCAGAGCCATCAGCTTATCAATTTATTCGTCCTGCCTTACTTTACAACGATGGATGGGCAATATTTGTTACTACTCCACGTGGACGCAACCATGCATATGAGATGCATGAGGTGGCTAAGAATTCGTCTGATTGGTTCTGTAGTGTGAAGACTATTAACGACACTGGAGTTATCTCAATGGAGGAGATAAACAAAGAGCGTTTGACGATGAGTCAGGATTTAATAGATCAGGAATATTTTGTCTCGTATACAGCAGGTGTTGAGGGTTCTTATTATTGTAAATACATAGACAAAATGAGATTAAATGGGCAGATAGGTATAGTACCGTGGGAGCCACAATTTAAGGTCTGGAGCGCATGGGATTTAGGGGTACATGATAAGACCATAATTATAATGTGGCAGCAAGTAGGTACGGTAGTGCGCATTATAGATATGATAGAGGGTTGTGATAAGGGTCTGGATACTTACGCAAAGCTTTTGAGGGAGAAGCCCTATAACTGGGGTGGTCATTTTGCTCCGCATGATATTAAAGTTAGGGAGTTATCAACTGGACTTTCTAGGTTAGAGCTAGCTCGTCGTATGGGTATAGACTTCAAGGTATTACCCAACCTTCCAATAGAGGATGGAATTGAGCTTTGCAGGGTTAATTTCCCCAAGGTATGGATAGACGAACGTAACTGTTCAAACTTAATTAAAGCTTTAGAGTCTTACAGGAGGCAATGGGATGACAAGCATAAGGTCTATAGGGAGGGCGCTTTGCACGATGATTCATCTCATTATTGCTTTATTGGTGAAACTTTAATTAGAACTCCAGGTGGACAGACTCCTATTAAGGATATTCAGGTTGGCGACTATGTTTTAACACCGCTTGGTAAGAGAAAGGTATTAGCTGTTCATAAGAAGTTAACTAATTCTACACTTCTCATAGAGACTGGAAGTGGCGATTTTGAGTGCACATCCGATCATGAAATATTTACACAGAACGGTCTGGAAGAATCCGATGCTTTGCGATATACTAGCGTATTGGAAAAGTATGGCAAACTGAGGAATTATGTATGGAAAAAACTAATTGGATCGTTATCAAAGGGGTTAGATACAGAAGGATTCAAGACGACTATTTTGTCTCTGAGGATGAGATGCGGGTCTTGTTTAATGGGTTCTGTTTTAGCTGGGATGGATTTTATTATAAGGGTAGGCGCAAAAGATTTGCTACGCTCCAACGAGCAGTGTGGCAGCATCATTACGGAACTATACCAGAGGGTTGTCACATCCACCATAAGGATGAAGATAGAAAAAATAATGCAATCGAGAACCTTGAATGTCTTAATAGATCCGAGCATCAGAGCATGCATATGCTTAAAGAGGGTTCTTGGGCGCAGTCTCAGGCATGTAAAGATATGCTTTATTCATTTAGTGCAAAAGCAGCCGAATGGCATGGTAGCCCAGAAGGAAACGCATGGCATAAAAAGCATGCCGCAAGCAGCCTCCCAGTACTTAAGGGAACAAAATATATCAAAACATGTGAAAGTTGTGGAAAAGAATTCTCAGGTGGGCATAGGTGGTCAAAGTTTTGCTCTAACGCTTGTAAGACGAAGAATAGGAAGAAGCTTAAGAGGGACTTTGTTGATCGTTATTGCTGTATATGTAAAGCTTTATTCAGTCGTGATAAATACACTGCTACGAAGACATGTAGTAAAAAGTGTATGTGTGAAGCGATGCGAAGAGCCAAAAGAGGTTTATGATCTAACGGTTGAATTAGACCATTGTTACTATGCTAATGGCTATCTGGTGTCAAATTGTGACGCATACAGGTATTTAAATTTAGCGCTACCACGTACTCAGGATGGGTATAGTGCAGCCGACTTAAGAAAATCGTATGAGGAGACAGTGTATGGCAGGACGCAGAATGTTCACCCTGTGTTTGCTGATGCATTGAGTAAGTATTAATGTTTTTTAGGGGAGATTATGACACAAGTGTTTAAGTATAAAGTAGGCGAAGAATATCCAATTGTGTGTTCGTGGGATAAGTGTGCTAAGCATTTTATATGGAAAGTTAAAGAGAATACGAATGAGATACGTAAATGTTGTACCCCTCTTTGTGGATTAAGAGGAAAGGTACATCATACTCTAAAGCAGCTTAAGGAGCGAGATCATAAGGATTACATCATGGATATTGATACAGCATGTGAATGTATAATCCTAAGAGCGAATTATCTGGGGTTTGGTGAGATAGCTAAAAAATTAAATTTATCTGAAGAATTAGTTACTTATTTTCTGTCGGATAAGTTGACTCTTGAGAGGCATCATAGCGACCTTA